CATCGGGCGGCGGAACGACCGGCTCCAGCCGCCGCATCTCATAAAACTGGCGCAGCCGCTCGCGGCGGATCTGCAGCGGAAACAGCTCGGGATCGAGCGTCTGACCGACCGGCACCACGACCTCGCCGACCGTGATCTCGCGGCGCGCCACCTTGAGCGCCGGGATGCCGGTGCGGGTGAGTTCTCTCCAGGGTAGGAGTGCGTGGATCATCCCTGCCCCTGCTGCTGGGTCGTGGCGGCGGCGCGCGCCTCCTGGTTGCAGCCCGTGATGAAGTCCTCGCACACGGTCAAGGCATCGCCGATGACCAAGTTGGTCCGCAGGTAGACGGTGATGGCTTCGCAGAGAATCTGCAGCCGGTCGCCTCTCGAAATCTGGGGCGCTGCGGCGGGCGCTGCCGCTGGGGTAACCGCCGGTTGTGTCGTATAAGTCGCCATTTGCTTTTCTCCTCAGAGGCACGCCGACAGGAAGCCGCCCATGTCGGCAGAGACGACCTTATGCACATAGGCGCTCTCAATTTCGACGTGGGTGCTGCGATCCGGCTGGAAATAGTAGCTGGAGATCCGCTCTCCGGCCTGGGTGGCTCCGAAATATCCGGTCCAGGCGAAGGTGTAGCCGCATGCGGGCGTCATCAGGCCGGGCGCGGCGGGCGTGTAGCCGATCCACACGTTCGGACCCGCGATGAAGGCATTGTTCTCACCGGCGTTGATGCCCGCGTTGTACATGGGCGCTGCATAGGCCGCGCCGGAATCGGGGCCCGCGCCTTCCGGGGCGGTGTTGTAGATCGCGTCCGAGACATGCACGCGGTCCATCTCGAAGATGGCGGCGAGCGCTTCGAGCGTCACCTGGGCGGGCTTGCTCGCGGTCTGACCGTACTTCACGCGGTCCACGAACTCGGGATGGTCGAGCAGCACGTCGAATACGGGCCGCCCGATGACCATGCGGTTGGGGCGGAAGCCGGTCGTCAATTGCACGATCTGCTTCAGGAAGCGCACGTCCTGAATGGGCGTGGAGCTGGAGTTCGACCATTTCATGAAGGTGTAGGCCGTCGCCGGAACCGTGGGGTAAGGCGGGGTGGCCGCCGCGCCGCCGGTCCACGTGTTCGTCCAGACGCTGGCCTGGAAAAATGCCGTCATCCACGCATACTCGCGGTTGATGAGCGATTGCGTGGTGAGCAGCCGCGTGGCTTCGAGGTCGAGGTTGAAGACCGAGTCCGCGTTGCCGCGCACCTGATCGTCAATCGGTTTGCCGAGCGCCCAGACGTCGCAGAGATACGTCGGTTGGGTGTCGACCCGGTAGCCGATATTCTTGACGGTGGCCGACGGGGCACGCTTCTGCATCTGGTTGCGATTGAAGTCGGCCCTGCTGTAGACGGTGTACCGGTCAGAGACCTTGGTCACCGGCACGATGGGGAAGACGTCACGCGCGATGAATACATCCTGCTCCTGCGCGTACATAGCACTCATGTCTGTCAGGAGAGCGTTGACGTGCAGATCACTCATTGTGGGTTGAGCCATAAGTTCCTAACTCCCTACACACGGCCAGAGTCCGACCGGCGGATGAAATTGAATTGGGGTAAAGGCGCACAGGTCTGTGCGTCTCAACAGGGGCGGGATGTTATCACTTTTGGGTTAGGGCCAACCCGTCATGGCCCAGGAAAAAAACATACTCACACCGGCGCAAAACCACTACGCCGTCAAACCTTGTCCAGGCATCAGACGCGCGCTGATGATCATGATGCTCGCCGTCGAGGGGATGCTTTCCAGAGCCTGCGCGACGGCTATCCCCGTGGTGAACGGGAGGAAAGTTCCTCCGGCATCGACCTGCAAAAACGTGGTGCCGCCGGTGATGACCTGACTGGCGCTGATGGCCACCTTGGTGATGCCGTCGGTCTGGTAGCAGGCCGCCTGACCGTTCAGCGGATTATTCTGCAGTACCCCGGCAATCGCTTTGGCGGCGGTCGCAACCACGGCATGCACGCCGGGCGGGTTGTTGGTGTCGTTGACCAGGGCAACGCCGTAGAATTGCTTGCCCGACAAATCGGCTCCCGCCGGAGCCGTGTACGTATTGAGTAGACCCTCGTTATAGGGCATCGTGCCTCCTCTTCCTTACATCGCCCGGCGGGCCGGTACGTCATCGATCACGGTGCTCAGGCCGAGATTCGTCATGTAGCGCCGCTGCTGCTGGAGCACATACTCGTTCAGCGCCCGGCCTCCGCCGGTGAACGCCACCCGCGCGGCGACCGCACCGCGCTCTTCCAGATAGCCGGAGTAGACTTCCGGGTTGCTGCGCAAGATCTTCTCCATGCACTGCGACTGCGTCAGCTTGCCGCCGGAATTGGCGGCCATGACGCGCGCCTGCTCGATGGCCTGATCCACCGATGCCTGCCCGCCGCCGCTCGCTTGGCCGGTGACGTACGAGCTGACGCCGCCCTCGGCGGAAGCCTTGGCGCGCCGCGCGCTCAACTTCTCGATCACCTTGTCGACGTTGTAGCCTTTCATGATGTAGTCGGCGGCCAGCTCCGGCGCACCGGCGATCTGGCACAGTTCGGCGATCCGCTTGGCGGCCTGATTGGCGGCCAGTGGCATCTCGGTAACGTCGCCGCGACGGCTTTTCTTCTTGTCGTCGTCATCGTCGTCGTCATCGTCCATGGGCATGTCTTTGGCTTCGCCCTTCTTGCCCTTTTTGCCCTTCTTGGCTTCCTCGTCGTCGGACGGCTTCTTCTTCTCGTCCTCCTCGTCCTCGTCTTCGTCGTCTTCCTTCTCTCCGGCGGCGGCCACGGCTTCCGCGTCTTCGGCCTTGGCCTTCTTGCCGCGCCTCATATCCTCGCTGTCTTTCGGCATACTCAGCTCTCCTTTCGGCTCCTCGGTTTCGGCGAGGAGGTAGACCAAAGCCATGGCGTGCAGCTCGTCGTTCCCGGTTTCCTGGGCGAACGTCAGCACGCCGGTGATGTACTCCTGGTAGGTGGCCAGCGGAGCGGGCTCCAGCTTGGCATCGCGCAAATGGGCGGCGACATGGTTGTAAACTCCCCGGCGGTCGCCGCCCTTGAGCACCGTGCCTCCGCGACCGCCGTTGAGGACGCCGATGCTGGTCTGGCAGGCCTTGATGTTGGCCGCGCCGATCTCCCCGCCCGAAGAAACTTCGTGGTGAATGTAACTGTAACCGGCCTTGGTCTTGGGGTCGCCGCCGGGCTTGGCGAAGGCGTACGCACTGCGATAGTAGCTGGCGTCCTCATCCTGGCGGAGATTCGTCTTGGCGCGCGGGCCGTCCCAAGATTTGTCGGAAGTCGCGGTCTTGTGTGGTGCGATGGCGGGCATTACAGCGGGCCCAATCTCATGTGCATTATTGCCCGGCTCCGCGTTGGATGCAAGTTTTCCAGAGGCTTTCGCCTTGGAGCCATTGACCTTCGCCGTGAGCGCCGCGAGCGCGTCATCAAGCGTGGCCACCTCATCGGCCAACAGCCCGACCGCATTGGTGCCGAACCGTACGGCTGCCTCGGTCTTCTGGACCTTCTCCGCGTCGGCACCGGCGAAGCCGCGATTGCGTGCCACGCACTGTACGAACATGTCGTACTCGCGGTCGACCTCGGCCTGGATGTCGCTGCGCGCCGACTTACTCAAGGGCTCGTGCGGGTTGCCGTCGATCTTCCGGTCTCCGGCGAACACGTAAGTGTACTTGACTCCGGCCTGCGTATCCGCGCCCGACTGATCCGCGTGCAGCGCGAAGACGCCGATACTGCCGACGCCCGCCGTGCGCGTCACCAGCACCCGGTCGGCGGCGCTCGCCAGAGCGTAGGCCGCGCTCGCCGCCAGATCGTTGGCGATGGCCCACATCGGTTTCTCGCCGCGCATCTGGTAGAGTGCGTCACTCAGCTCGAAGCAGCCATGCGTGGTGCCGCCGGGCGAATCCACGTCGAACAGGACGCCCTTCACCTGGGGATCGGCCAGCGCCAGGGTGGCGGCCTGCTGCAGGCCCGCATACGAGCTGCAGCCGGAGATCGCCGAGAGGAAGCCGAAGCGTTTCATGAGCGTGCCGCGAATCGGAATGACCGCGATGCCTTCCGGTGTCAGCCGGTACGGCTTCTCATCCTGCCGGTTGCCGTTGCTGTCTTTGCCGGTATCGAGAACCACCACATTCGGCGGGCC